GCTACCCTGGATGATCTGACGCTCAACTGACTGAGCAAAGTGGGTGTGACGCTTATAGTTTGACCGGAAGAATGAAACCTCGGGCTTCCCTGAGAGATGAACATCCTGAGCACCAATTGCAACAAGCTGGACTGTACCACCAGACATTTACTTTCTATCGAGGTTTTTTTCGTAGAGTGTCTACACATTCGAAATTGAAAATGCCATCGGGTTACTTTGCAGTTGACGCTTGGCTACGTCAAGATTCTGAGCGTATGGGTTACGATGACCCTTATTGACATTCATTGTAGAATACATCTCAGCATCGACATATTGCTGGAAACGGCCACCATCGGGTGGTGGGAGAGGAAGCTGAATATCATCCTGACGTATAGCCGAGATGGAACCATTCATACCGAGAGGATCCTGACGAACATTCATACGTCCACCGGGCAAAAACCCATCAATCTTCTGCGAGCGCTTGTCATCCGGGCGAATCTGGTTACCGGATACATCGCGGGCATCTCTGCTCGTCACATTCTGGTACTGAGCTGGACCAAATGCGAGAGTATCAGCCCGGACAACAGTCTGATCCTTCAGTGTCGGCTCTTCAGTCTTGACGAAGCTTGGGCGAAACTCTGGTGCCTCGATGACACCCTGGCCGCCGTGAGCCTTTCCTCTCATTGGATCGCGAGTATACACCTTGGTTGGGCGCTGGGTCTGGGTCAGAGCGCCCTGGACGGGTGGTGCAGACTTGACGAATGACTCTGGTGGACCCGATCGGCCTGGGAGCTGTGTAAGGCGATTCTCATTTGTGTTGGTGGGCATGACACGGAAAAACTGCTGGAAGCCACCCTGAGCTGCGATGCTTGGGTCGACGCCCAAACCTGGACCAACCTGCATCTTCTCGGCTGGTGCGAGGTTATTCATCTTGTTGGTGATACCCTGGCGGTTGTACAGGTCATACACTGGCTGACCAAATGGGAGACGGTTAGAGTCTGGCTTCAGATCGCCAAAGTTGCTCACAATCTCCTTCTTCATATAGGGCACACCGCTTCCATAGAAAATCTCTTTTGGCCCTGCTGTTTTTACAGCTGAACCACCATCAACGCCGATATCGTTTGATTGAAGGTGGTACATCTGGCGACTGCGACGCTCGAGGTCAGCCTCATTGGTGATGCTACCGGTATCAGCTGGGTTACCGGTGTACTTCTCCTTAGTGCTGAGCTGTTTGCCTGCGAATATCAATCCAACTATCGCAAGAAGAGGTAGTGGATCCATTACTTCTATCACAGAAGTTTTTTAGTTCTTCAGGTATCTGCGCATAAAATCGTTGTTCTGGTATTCAGCGGTTGTGCTGATAGGATCCTGTGTCCAGACGCGAACTGGGGCGTCGACATAAAAGTTGGGAAAATCGTATGGCTGCTCGCTGGTAAACTTCTTGAAGCCGGTTGTATCTACTGGACGCAGAGCATCATCGACATTCACAATGTCAATGATGAGTGGGAGAAGAGTGCCAGTTGGCTCGAGTGACCGGAGTCCTGCCTGAAGAGACATATTAATATGAGCATATACTTTTTTAGCGTGCAGAACCCCCCGAGCCTGCGCGCATCTGGAACTGTTCCTGGCCTCTGCCGTATGGCATGCGGTCAGGGTCACACGCCATGGGGGTGTCATGACACTGTGGTGAAAAGGGGACACCGTAGGCAGCCTGTGCAAACGCAGTCTGATCATTGGGGAATGTGTTGCCTGGAACAGTGTAAAAGTTTCTCATGGCATCCTTCTGACGAATGTGTGGGTGAATCTCGTCCCAAATCTCACCAATCTCCTCGCGAACAGTGGGGTAAAACGCAGCTGGGGCGCGATCTGGATCATCCGTATAATCAGTAATGAGTGGGTTCATCCAGGGATTGTTGGCGGTGGGCATACTCACATCCTTGAACATGCGACCATCACGAGCAGTTGGTCGAGCAAGACCCTCAAACACCATACCATTCTTGTCCAGTACAAACAATGTACCAATCACAAGGCCACCAAGAACCATGATACGAGCATCGCGCGTCAGGACATATACCAGTACGCACGCATACAGAACAAATCTAACAGTCGATGCAACCCGGTCCTTGGCGGGCTGCTTCGACGAAGGCCAAAATTCGAGGAGCTTGTCATTTCTAAAAATCTCCTTCAAGTCCATATTATTCTATTACACTATTTGTTTTCGAGAGCACCCCCGAGGATGTTCGACATGGAAGCCATCAGATCGGCAGGGTTAAATGTTGCTGGATCAATATCATCTGCGCACTTCTGAGCCATCTGCTCAATGGCAGCCAGAGTGTCGGCTGGGAGTGCCGCCATCAGAGTCCCGAGCATAGAGCCGAAAAAGTACAGACTCTGGAGATACTGCCAAATCGCATCCTTCGTATTCTGAGACAGCTCTGGAGTCCAGATCTTTGGAAGATTCAACTCCTTGATAAACTCAATCTCACTCGAGTGCTCAAGGAAGAATGCCTCATCCTTCTCAGAGATGTAGTTGGCATACGGAGTAATGCTGCTCATAAACTGCTCCATGCACATGCGAGCATTCGCCTTGCGAATCAACTCGAATGAAACCTGGTACTTCTTGATGGCTGGCTCGTCTGGAAAAGTCATAACGAGCTCCTGAAGGAACTGATCCATCATGTCATTGAAAGCGCCCACAGACGTCATATTATACACTAGGCTTTTTTCTTTATGCAAGCGGAAACATTCGGAGAGTCTTTTGAATATCGACACGGCAGCCAGGACATCTTGACTCATTCATCCTCTGGAGGCATGCAGTACACATGATGTGACCACAAGGGTCGATACACACATCTGACAGTCGGTCCATGCACACCGGGCAAGTAAACTTTGAGTATTGCTTCGCATTTGTGTTGATGAGAATAGACTCCATCGCCTTGGCCTTACCAGACCACAATGAAGCCTCCTCCTTCAGTTCCTCGATATTGCTATTCTTCTTGTAGTCTTGTATGAGCTTCAGCACACTCTCGGCAAGTACTGGATCACTCTGATTGATGGCTAGGTTCAGCTTTTTGATGTCAGTCATCTTCTCGACATACTCATTGGTGCGTGCGACTGCGTGCGAGTGAGTCTTGATGTACTCCTCCTTGAACTCCCCAAGAGTCTTTTCAAAGTCGAGCCAGTCCTGGTCCAGCTCCACCTCCGTGGGCTGAATGGGTGGCTGCATCCTGTGCATCTCAGTCATGAGACTGGCAATCAGGGACAGGTGAGTCATGTATTATAGAATACGCTCTTATTTAACTAGATGGATAGAAACGTGTGGTCCATGACACCGCCAGACATTATGGAGCTCATAGCCCATTTCGCAGACATTGATGGAAGACGAAGCCTTGGGTTTGCTCCACGCAAGCTCGATCTCAAGTGGCGTGAGTTTGTTCCCAAGACAATAGGGACAGAAGATCACAGATACTACATCAATGAGATGAAACTAAGCTATTATGAAATGTGGGAATATGGATCGATGTATCACGAAAGTATATCAAATGTCTTACCCAACACAAATGGGGCCTGGAGGTGTCAACCAGGGTCCGTAACTCGTAGCATCATGTGCCATGACAATATAGTCGAGGAGCACGAGTCAGACTCGTACGATGGCGACTTTCATATGGCGGGCGAACCGATCAGAATAAAGAGGATCGCCTCTGATGAAATATGATGAGATTTGTACTAGCTGGTGGCTATTACCGATCCGACTCTGTCAAGCGATTTCTGGGATCTCTGCGAGTCCCCACCCAGTGCTTCTTCGAGCGCGATCCAACGAATCAATATGACCCAAATGCGGTCAAAGTGATTTGTGGTGAGCATCATATTGGGTTTATTCCCAAGGTTGTACTGCATCAGTACGGCTCTGTGATGAGACTTGATCTTCCTGGTACAGTCACTCCACTCGATGAGCATTATTTGAAGTACCAGCCCCTCGTCGAGTGCATCTCAATAGGGTTCGGTGAGGATTCTGGGCTTTGTACCCGACCCGTTCGAGACGATAAAGTACACGAGTATTGCATTTAGGATGGCGGGCTTCATGTAGACGGAGTTGGAGGGAACTGACTCGTTGTTCAGTTTTGCTTTGAAATATATATACAACGCTGT